ACTTGCGAGGACGCGCAGCGATCAATAGGCCACGTTCGTCAGTGAACGCCGCAATATCGATAACCGCTTGTTCTAGCGATGTTTCGTTCAAGTCTGCGTTAACAGCAGGTTTGTTTGAGTTTGTGCCGCCCTCAACAGTTGGGTGGTTAGTCGCAAACAAGAATGATCCGTCACCTGATTGGAACGTATCAAAGCCTGTGTTCAACAAAGAAGCCGCTTTTACCTGCTTTGTATAAGCCATAGCGCGAGCTAGTGCTTTTGTGTAGCGAGCAGATAGTGAATCGTACAGGTTATCTTCCATCGCTTCTTCAGTGATAGAGAAGCCCATTGCAACCGTTTCGTGGTTGTAGCGAGCTGTGAACGATTCTTGTGCATTGTCGTATGAAATAGCTTGGCCTTCAGCTTTCACTGGGGCTGCGCCAAATCCTGACAATTTGACTTCTTCCTCAAAGCTACGCTCTGAGTTTTCAGTTTCGTAAATCTCTGCATGCTCGTTCTCGTACTTGTCGTACTCAAGACCGAATAGAGCATTCAGACCGGGTAATAGCTCTTTAAGGAGCTGGGCGCGTGAAATAGCCATAGTCTAATCTCCTTATAAGCCAACGTTATTTGTCATCTGGTGTGCGCCCGGATTGAACTTAACAAGTACATCTGGGTACGCATCACTTGCAGGTGACACATGAGCAACGATGCGGAACGCAGCCGCTGCAGTTTGTACAGTCGCATCCAATGCAGAAGTAGAGTTACCATAGGCGGTATCGCCTGTTGAGGTAGACTGCGCTGCTGCGAAGAATGTGTTTGTGCCAATAATTGTTTGCGCTCCTGCACCATCAAGCTGCGCTTGGAATAGTACGTTTGGATCGTCAACAACATAGGCTTTAATCGCACCACCATTGGCTGTGCCTGATGGATAGTACTGAGCCTGAACTGTTTGGCCTGAAGAGTTTACATATTCACAACCTACGAAGACGCCAATGCCGCCAACGCCTGTTGTGCCTGAAATGCTGTTCGAGGTCAGGTCTGCACCTGTACCTGTTGCCAGCGCGATATACCCATCGGCCCCGATGATTACAACTTGCCCGTAGAATAGGTTTGTCGCTTCACCTGCAGGATCGATGAGATACTGGGACGTTGCCCCAGCATATGGCTTTCCATCCGCACTGCGGACTGGACGAAGGCCATAAGGAGCTGCTGTAGTAGCCATAGCTCTATTTCCTCACAATCTGAGTTTCAACCAAGCAAGCTCCCTCGAAAGGTTACTTGCCAAACGAAGTCCGCGTAGACCGCTCTGGATTCAGGACGGGCATACGTGGGTCTGAGTTGCGCAAGTAGCTAGTGTCTACAGCTTCCATCTGGCTTGCGGCCTGACGGTTCTGTTCGTCACGTCTAGCTTGCACGTTTTCGGTTGAGTTTTGACAAAGCAATAACCCACCGACCTCAATATTGTCTGTAAATCGTGAATCGATATCAGACACAACTTGAAGGTTTGGATGATCTTCTGCACGAACAGGTGTCCAGCCCTCACGGAATTTAGAAGAAACGTTCGTATTGTCACTCTGTCCAAGTGTTGATGTGCGAATCCAGCGGTATTCGATACCGGGCTTGGCTTCGGGGACAGGTAACATAGAAGGTCTCTGCCATGACACTTTACGTTGATCCGCTTCGCGGGTCTGTGTGGTGCGTGAGTCTCTATTCGACATTATTTCATTTCCCTCATTAATTGCGCCGCATATTGTTCATTTGTCAGACCAAGCCTCTTGGCGAGAGAGACTTGCGTTGAGGTCAGTTGCACTTTGCGTGGTTTTTTACCGCTTCTAGGAGCAGGGGCAACCACGTTGCCAGCTTGACGTTGGGGTGCAGATTCCTCAATTACAGGCCCATCGTCGAACTTATCTGGGAAGACACGGCGAACCGCGTCGTCAATTTGATTGTAATACTCATCGCTTCTTGGATCAACACCGTTTCTAACAAGTTTTTCGTGAAGTCCATAAGCATACCCTGTCATCTCAGGGTCTTTCTCAAACCAATCGTTCTTTGCAGCCCAATCCAACGCACGTTGATCTGGCTTTGGCGGCTGTGGTGTTTGCTGCTGATATTGCGGCTGTGCTACAGGCTGCTCCTCACGACGAGGCTGCGGTTTGTAGTTATCATACCGTATCTTTTCGGTTTGTAGTTCTGTCAGCTTTGCCTGCGCTTCTATAAGGGCATCAGGATCGCCAGACTCGTAAGCAGCTTTATACGCAGCTTTGGCTTTGTCTATCTCAGCAGATACACGACCTTTAGCTTGATTGACAAGAACACCTTCACCTTCTTCAAGGGTTTTACGGAGTTTCTCGTTCTCTTGCTTAATTTGCTCTGCGTACTTTAGAGCTTCTTCTTGAAGACGTGCGGCTTCTTCTTTCGCACGACGTTCTTCATGGTACTCAAATTTAAGTTGTTTGATGCGCTTCTGCACACCCTCGCTATACTTCTCAACTTCATCATCACTAGGAACTTGTGGTTCAGTGTTTTCGGCACGGCGAGGCTTACCCTTATCTTCTTCAGGCGTGTCGTCTACAACTTCAATTTCAAAACCGTCGTCACTATCGTCGGTATCTAATTGTTTTCCATGAGCTTTTTCAAGAGCTTCAGCTACTGTTTCGTCTTCAAACTCTTGTTCTTCGGCTAGATTATTCATGCGCGTGTGTACCCCCGTGGATCATCGACAACTGCTTCTACAGTGTCGTCGTTAATAAGTCTGAACTCTTTCCCATGAATCTTGAAGCGAGTGCCTGAATAAGAACGGAAGATTACAAAATCTCCTTCTTCACAGAACGCTCCATTTGGGAATTTGTCTTTATCTGCATAGGCATCTGGGCCTAGCTTCATAACAAAACCGATGATTGATGCCGTTTCTTCTGCGGACTTGAGTCCATCCGGCATAAATACCCCACCTTCTGTTTTGTCGCTGACTTCAGGTACACCAATAAGGATTTTGTATCCTTGTGGTTTAGGTAATTTAGAGGCTACCTTTTCCTCTGTTTCTTTGTTTCCAGTATACATACTTTACCTTGCAGTGATTAGAGGTTCACAGATACCTTGCGTGGACTATCCACGAAGTTCTCCCAAATCTAAGATTACCTGAAAAGATGTTATTGTTCAATATATCTCTTCTCAAGCTCACTTAGGTCTTGTTTTACAAACTGAAGCGCCTCGTTTCTTCCTACGATACGGTTGTACATCTCCATGTCTTCAGCCTGTCCTGACGCGAGAAAGTTCTTTATATCTTCCTCGTACTCATCGATCTTCCGCTTTAGCAGCGTGAAAATGTCATCCATCTCCCTTCGTCAACTCCTTCGCTATTTCGATACCAAGTTTTGCGCCTTCTTTCTGGTCTTCACGTTGTGATTTGTCCAGATCGGTGGCAAGTTTCACACCAAGACGCGCCCCTTCGCGTTGGTTCTCAGCGGAAATACGTTGTGCATCAAGCTGTAATTTAGCTGTATCCATTTGGATTTTATGCTGCAGCTCTTGCTGTTTCATCTGCAATTCCATCTGTTGCATTTGTACAACTGGGTCTTGCTGCTGTTGTTGGATTTGCTGTTGCTGCGCTTCCATCTGATCTTTCTGAAGTAGCTTCTCTGCGGCATCCTTTGCCAAGCGGGAAACTTCTATCTCAATATCTTCTGGTAGCGGCTGATCTTCGTTTGGCATTTCTACGCCAAGCATCTTCTCAATCTCACGGCGGTACTGGAACGCAACGTGTTCAGTGACGTGTGCTGCCATAGCCTGACCAATCGCTTGTGCGAATGGCGACTGACCAACAAGCTCCCGCATTTTCGGGTCTTGCATTGCAGCCATATGCACTGCGATATGCGCTTCGTGGTCTTGATACTTGAAGGCTTTGACTGGCTCTTGCTTCAAGAGCATCATGTTCTCAGTCACAGGATCAGCGGGTTTGATATCTTCTGGTAGCTTGATGATATCATCTGCGTCTTGGATACCAAGAACTTCTAGCATCTGACGATGCAGCTTACCCATATCATACAACTGAGGGGCTTGTTGGGATAGCTGCAACGCCGCCTGATACTGCATGATACGCTGGGACATGGTTGCAGCATTAGGATCGGAAACAGGAATCACATCCACACGAGCATCAAAGTCCCGTTGACGGTTAAAGTCACCATCCATCTCGTATGCATATTCGGCGGGCATGTAGTCACGAATGATACGCGCCAGCAAACGAAGTTCGTTTTTCATAGCTGCGTGTAGACGTGCCTGCA